CGTGCTGGAGCCGCATCTCTCCCACGTCGATGATGTTCATGCGGCCCTCCTGGCGATGCCTAGCGTGTGCGAGTACGTGTGCTGCTCGTCGAGCGCCTGACCGCCAAACGCACACGCGATGGCCGTAAACCCGGCGCGCTCGAACAGCAGCTCCAGCCCCGGCGGCGTCACGCGCCAGTAGTCCGACGGGTAGTCGTGGAAGTTCCACAGGAACGGGACCGAGACGATCGCCAGCCCATCAGGCGCAAGCGCGTCATACATCTGCTCAACGGCCTTGAACGGGTCGGTGCAGTGCTCCAGCGTCTCCGTGCATACCACCGTCTTGAACCGCGGCGGCATCACGCGGTTCGCGTTCACGCCCACTCGCGAGCCGTAGTAATCAACCGGATCTCCGCCGCGACCTACAGCGAGCTTCACGCCAGCCAGCAGCCAGTCCTCCGTGATGTCGGCGATCACATCGACGCCCGGCCCTTCGCGCATGTCCATGCCGATGTACTCGCCGAAGAAGAGGTCGCGCACCGACCCGTTCACGTTGTACGAGCCGACCTCCAGCACCGGGCATTGCGCCTGCTGCTGCGCCACGATCTCCCGCACCCAGGCGTAGACTTCGGAGATCATTCCTCGACCTTCCGCAGGATCAGCGCCAGCTCTTTGCCATGGTTCAGGCGCTCCCGACGCTCGATAGCCCATGGTCTGATGTTGTAGAGCACGCGGTGCTCGTCGTGCCCGTCGTCCTTCGTGAAATAGTCGAACGTCCCCGAGACGAAGAACGAGACGTGCGTCGGATCGGCGATCGCGTCCTCCGTCGGAAAGAGCGGCACCTCGATCCACAACTTGCCGCTCGGCTGCAGCACCCGCCACAGATCGTTCATCACCTCGACCAACGACTCGCGTCGGATGTGCTCCAGCACATGCCAGCACCTGATCGCCTGAAGTGAGCCGTCCTTGAACGGCAACCGCCGCGCGTTACCCAGCACGTCCGGATGAAAGTGCGGCACGATGTCGAGCTTGAGGTACCCGTGCTCGTCGTCCCATGCGCCCGCACCCACATCGAGCTTGCGTATTGCGGCCCGTTCGAGCCTCACCGGCTTCTCCGGTACATCCTCGCCTTCAATCTCGCGGCACAGGGCGCAGATACGTGGCACGTTGGGCGCGCCGTGTGTACCGGCGTTCACCCAGGTGTGCTCGCCGCTCTCCGCTTCCTCGCACCGCGTCTCGGTGTTAGTGACCACTCCGCTCCTTCGGTATGAACCACACAGTGCAGGGAACCGCATCAGGGACACTGATTCCCAGCTTTGTTAGACAACGCGGCGAGCACGCCGACCGGTCGTCCAGAGTCGCCTTGAATACGTCGCCCATAATTCGGTTGCCGCAACCATCGCACAGCACGATCGTCATGCCACCGCCTCAGAGTGGAACACCTCAAAATCCCTACTCACGCGGTGGATGCGCGTGGACTCCTCGTAGAAGTCCATGGTCCGGCCACCGTATGCGCCGTCGACCTTCACGCCCGAGAACGTGCCGACAAACGCGATCATTGCCTTCTTGATCTCCTCAGCCAGTATCTTGGCCGTTGCATACGTCGCCGCCCAGGCGTCGATCTGGAAGAACGGCCGTGCCCTTCCCGACGCGCCGCCGTGCTGGTAATCACTGCCGCCGCCCACGACCTGGTAACTCACCGCCGGCAACGTCGGGTTCTGTGGCAGGTGTTGCGGATAGACCCGCGTAGCAACGAGTGCCGCGATGCCGGTATGCGCCGCGAGATGCGTGGCCAGTGCTTCCTCAATCAGCGCCACTACAGCCCGAACCTCCTGCGTATGAGCGAGGCCACGGTCGCCCGCACGGCCCGCAGCACTGGCGCCCGTTGTTCTCGGAGCGCCGGCCGCAGAAACGGCTGCGCGGGCGTCCGCGAGGTGCCAAACTCCACGAACTGCGCCACCGGCCGTCCACCATGCGCACCCCGCCCGCCCGCTTTCACGGCGACCACGGCGACATCACCGTCGGCATGTACGACCTCGCGCCGGATCGACGCTGCCAGTTGTCCGGTCGCTCGCGGCACGCGACGTTTGGCATCAGCCTCCACCGGAAGCGCGCCCACGGTCGCTGCGGTCACCAGCACGTCACTCCTCAGGTCGTCGGCAAGGCCGCGCATCTTGGCAGCCAGCGTCTTGGCGCCCACGACCCGCAGTTGAAGCATCTTTGTAGCCATCAGGCGGTCACCACGCGCGCCAGCATCTCGACGAGCCGCCTCCGCCCCCGCCCCGCCTCCGTCACCGCTTCAATGCCGTACGTCTGTCCGTCATAGACGATGCGCATCTTCGTGGTCGGCACGACATCAGGCCGATATCGGATACGGAACCGCGCCGATAGGTCGGCGTTGATGCCCTGGGCCTCGACCTGCTCGCGACCTTGAAGCGGCTCATACTCCGCGAAGACCGTCGCCAACTCTGCCCACACCGGCACGGCCTCGCCGTACGAATCGCGCGTTTCAGTCGGCTGTTCGAGCGTAATCCGCCGATCCAACGCTCCGATCACCGGAACCTCCCTGCGTAGAATGGATCGAGCAACCACCGCGACGACAACGGCACCTCGACAACCTGACCGCCACGTTCCAGTGTTGCCACCATCTCGCGGTTCTCGTAGAGATGCCCGATGATCAACAGCATGGCTTGCTTGATCTGCTTCGGGACATCCGCAGCAAACCCGTAGCCGGCGACGAACCGCACCTCAATGGCGTTAAACACCTTGCGCGCGATCGGCCATGTCATCTGGTACGCCGGCATGATGCGCCCCGGCTGGGCGTACGGACCGTCCGGCAGATCCACCTGATAATCCGTTGCAGCTGATAGCGTCTGTAGCGTGCCGTTCTGATCGACGTACTTCACCGATGTAATCGCTTGCAACGGTGGTCTTGGAACCTCGATCACGTCGTCGAAGCCGTCGAGTTTCAGATCCCATGTCTGTGTGACAAGGGCCCGCTGTGTGTACTCCTCAGCCGCCCCCCGCGCGGCACCGATGATGATGTCAATGAGTACGTCCTCGCTGTCGTGCTCCACCCGCAGATGCGCCTTAGCCTCAGCCAGACTGATCGGCTCCACAGGAGGCGACGTAACCAGCGACAACATCATTCGCACCTCCGCACACGGGCCGGTAGGGGCGAAGACAGAGATCAACTCCCCCACCGGCCCGGTACGGCCCTACCCCGTAATGCGGGTCCCGCCGCCGGGCAGCTCCTCGACATTCGGGCGCCGTTCCTCCGCAGCGACTTCCGCCGCGTTCTCGTCATGACCCTGCCAATCGAAGGTGTTCGACATCTCCTTGCCGGACTGCGACCCTGTCGCCCGCATCGTGTAGATGCCCTGCGGCGACTCCACCGGCACCCGGTAGGACTCCGTGAACTTCCCCTCGCCGTCAGCCGTGACGTCGCTTGCCGCGATTTGCGTTCCGCTTGGGTCCTCCACGGAGATGTGGACCAGTTCCCCCGGTGTCATCTCCGCCCCTTCGATCGTCAGCTCTTCCAGCGTCATCGATGCTCTCCTGTGCTGGGGCGTACCGGCGCGAGAGCTGGTTAGGAGGCTCCCGCACAACCGGTACGTCGTTCTTCCGCTCCATTACACCGCCACCACCGCACCGTTGTTCTCCAACGGCACATACGTCAGCCAGAACGCGATCGAGCCCGTTCTGTCAGCTGACGTGATGAACTCGATATCGCCGACATCAAGCACGATGCCCGTGTTCTGAGGCAGGCGAACGGCACCAGACTCCGACCGCAGCATCGCCGTCGCCGGCGTGCCATCGACGGAATACAGCGACCCGGCCTCATCCGCGTCAATGTCGAGGTTCGCGCAGATGTCATTTGTCGTACCGGTCGTCGGGTTGAATTGGAACTTCGCGTTCGTCGCCCCAGCGCCGATCACTGTTGTGACCTTGCCGACGAGGGCGGTTACCACCACGAGACCACCGCTGACCCGGAAGATCGGGACAGCAGCGCCGGTGATCACGTCCGCCGTGGCTCGCGCTACACGAAATCCGAGTGCGATCTCGCGCAGCGACTTCCGCTGATAGGGACCTGGCATGGTCAGTCACTCCTTACGCAATCACCGTCGCGTTGATGTCCTCGACGTAGCGGTTGCCCGGCCCGTCCAGGATGGCCAAGACACCCCCCAGCACCGGGCTGTCCACCGACTCC